CATGAACTGGCCCGCATCCAGTGTCAGCTTTACGCCGATGACACTGGCTGCTTCCGCTCCTTCGGCAGCCATGGGATCTCCCTGGCTCTACACCGACTCTCCCTTGAAAGTCTCAGCGTTGAACTCGATGACTTCGTCGACGCTTGCGAGCTTGTCGCCCTCTGCGGCGACTGTGTTCGATGAGATCCAGTCCTCGCGCAAGGCGAGGTAGAGATGAAAAGGGAGTGCCGCTACCTCGTGAGGCCACTTCGCATACGCCTTCGCGATGCGAAAGATCAGGTCACGAGTGGTCAGGCGTTTCCCTTGGCCGGCTCTTCCTCGACGCCCGTGTCGTCGACCTTCTTCTCGGTCTCCGGCTCATCGCCGTAGTGCATCCGGTTGACGGTCTGGTTCAGCTTCAGGACCACCCGCATCGGCAGGCTCGCCAGGGACTCCGGCGTCAGCTTCGGCTCGACCGAGCAGCGCAGGACCATGAACTTCAGGAGGAGGGCGTTGTCGATGACCTCGTCCTCCGCGCCGGTCATGGGGGAGGTCGTCTTCGTGGTTGCCTTCTTCACGAGCTCGTCGTAGTCACCGATGGAGAGCTCGCGGAGGCGGTAGGTCACGCCACGGACGGTGACCTCCTCCTCGAGGAAGTCGGGAGTGATCGGGCTAGCTGCGCGAGGAGTCATGGATCGTCACCTTTTCGATCAATAGGGTCCGTCCCTCCCGCACCGTTCGGGCCTCGGGATCTTTGTCGACCCTGTATTGCTTGGTCGGAGTCAGGTTCAGGAAGATGACCTTGCCATATTCGTCATCGTTCCAGAGCGCGTCGCTCACGAATGAAAAGACGGCGTGGAGATCGTAGAGGTCGGCATCCCGACCTTGATCTCCACGCCGTTGAAGCGTCCAGTTGGCAAGTTCCCCGACCTTGGCTCCAAGGAAGGGAATTTCTACAGTACCGGCGGGCCTATAAATCCCTGACCGGATCGTCTTGAACAAGTATCCCATCGCGAACTCCCTGCGCTGGAGACGGCTGACAGCCGGGAGGGGCCTGTATTTCGGCCGTCTCCAGCGTGGATGCTACGAGATTAGGTGAGGGAACCGGAACTGAAGACGGTCCAGGCGCCGGCAGCGCGGAAGTTGCCGGTCGTCTTGATCGCGTCCGTGACGGACGCCGTGAGAGAGGCGTCCATGAGGCCCGGGCCGTAGGCGATCAGGATCTCGCTGGAGCCCCGGTCGTCCGCGTACAGGTAGATGTTGATCGCGTCGCTCGACGCGGCGTTGACCTGGTAGTCGCCGGAGACATCGAGAAGGCCCGCGAAGGTGCCCTGGATGTCCTTGAGGCCAACGAGGTAGGTCTTGTTGAGGTCCCCGAAGACCGTGGCATCGACATAGTCACGGGCGAGGGAGAGGGTCCACTCGGTCTTGGTCGTGACCTTCACGCCCGTGCCCTTGGGACCGTTGAGGTAGATGGCACCGTTTTTGCCGTGCAGCTTGGTGCCGGCTCCTGTCGCCATGGTTCACTCCTTCAGGAAATCGTCCACGCCCCGGCAGCCTTGAAGTTGCCGGAGATGCGGACCGCATCGGAAACACTGGCCTGAACGGACGCATCCACGAAAGCGGGCCCGAAGGCAATGGGGCTCGCGCCATCCTCGGCGTAGACGGCCACCGTGTAGGCGGTTCCGTTGTTGCTCTGGAGGGCGAGATCCCCGTCGATGTCCAACAGGCCCGCAAAGGTCCCCGAGATGTCCATGAGCCCCGCCGCGTACACCTTGTTCGCATCGCGAAAGGTGGAGACATCGGCGTAGTCCCGGGACATGTTCAGGGTCCACTCGGTCCTGTTGGTGACCTTGGTCCCGTTGATGTAGATGGCGCCGTTCTTGCCGTGGAGCTTGCTCATAGGGCCTGGTCGGTCCAGACCGAATACGAGCCGCCCACCTGGTAGATGCGCTTTCCCTCGGAGTCAATGTCTGGCCCCGTTGGCAGATCCATGACCCGGCGGCAAAGCAGGCTGTTCTGCCCATCGACATTGAGCCCAGCCTCGTTGAGGGCTCCGGCGACGAGCGCGTCGATGTTGTTGGCATCGACGGGGTTCTCCGCGAAGACCGAGATGTCGATCAGCACCCGCAGCATCACGCCCGTCCAGTCGTACTGGTAGGGGGCCGCGACAAGCTGGTAGGTGATGAACGGGTATCGGACCTTGCGGGGAGCGATCCCCTCGTGGATGCCGCCTCTTATGGCGGACACGAGGGAGGGTGAGGCGCGGAGCGCCTGCACGACCGCTCGCTTGACTGGGGCGCTGGACGAGATGGTCATCGCGTCGTCCCCTTCACAGCCGCACCACGATGTTGATCTGCGCTCGGCCAGCCCCTGTGCGGGAGACTCGCCTCACGGCAGCCGCTACGAGGGCTGCTACATCCTCTCGGCTCTCTTCAGCGGCCGGACGCATGAAGGGGTGGGCACGCATCTTGACCGTGCCGAACTCCTGATACCTCGCGTAGGGCGCTTGTTCGCCACCCGCGATGACCCATGCCTCCGCGCCGCTTTCCGAGATGACCGCCTTCTGAGCGCGAATGGAGTCCCGGAGCCGCCCGCCAATGTGCTGGTGGCCCCAGGTTCCGAAGAGGGCCCGCTTGCTGCGGACCTCCGACGCACCCCTGCTCGAGAGCATGTAGGGGGTCGGCTCGATGTAGTCGTCGGCTGCCTTCGCCATGTTTTCCTGCTTGCGGCTCATGTACGAGCCCGCATCGAGCAGGGCCTGGGCATTCGACATCCGGCGCTCCTGCCACCAAACGGGAGCCTCCCGGGTGGTAACGCTGGCCGTGGAGCGCGGTGGAAGCCCGGCCCGGACCATCGACGACCGCTCCGACATGGCCTCACCGATGGTCAGGAAGCCGATGTCCTCCACTCCCCCGGCGGTCGGGGTACCGGCGAAGATGCTCCGTACCGGCGCGTGGCGCTTCGCCCTGGCCTCGACGAGCTGTGCCCCAGACCCGAGACCCTCGGCCGCCGCCTGGAGAATGAGCTGGCCGAGATCGTCGAAGTTCATTCCTTCTTCCTCAGACTGCATGTCAGGAGCGGCAGCCAGGTGGACTCGCCCGTCGTGTCGCTGACCGTGTAGTCGTCGATGGGATTGGTCGCGACATGGACATGGTCGCCGGCCTTGACATCGGTACCGACCGGAAGGAAGAGGCGGTAGGTGTTGACCGTGACGATCTGGCCGGTGTCCACCTGTTGGACCGGGGTCGGGGTGGAGTAGAACCAGCCCCTGACCTCGAGGCGCTTCGTCTCGGTCGTCTGGTTGTAGGCCAGGAAGTCGTCGCCGTAGTCGCCACCCACCGGGATCGGAGCTTCCACCCGGCGCTCGATGGTGACCGGGGTGATCATCCCGAGCAGGGCCAGGTCCCGCATCCGGTTCATCTGGTTCACGGTCAGGAAGCGATCCTGGCGAGGCATCTAACGAACCGTCAAATTGTCTGCGGCGTACCCACCCAGGAGTAGGGCCGCTTCGGGGACGAGCGCGTTGAGGTTCTCGACCAGGCTCTTGGGCTGCCCCCGCCGGAGGTCCTTCTCCATCTCGACCTCGGCCACCCGAAGCTTCGTGAGGTGGGCCATGCCCCGGGCGTGGAGCTCCGCGTCGCCGTGGAGGTAGGCCACGATGTGGCCGGTCCCGTACTGGATGTCGACCGGCAGCCTGTAGTGGTAGGTGGCGCTGACCGTGTCGGAGGCGAGAAGGTTGTCGGTGAAGACGACCGATCCCTCCGTGGCGTCAACGGTGAAGCCGGTCGTGACCACCGCGCCGTTCTTCTTGATCACCGGCTCGCGGCCGGTGTCCGTGAACCAGAACTGGTTCTGGGCCCGCCAGGTCTGGCCGTCGGTGCAGGAGAGGTACTCGTCGGTGACCGTGAAGTCCCAGCCGTAGGTGTAGCTGGTCTTCGCCAACGGCGAGGCGAGGTAGACATTGGGAACGATGAGGGCGTTGAAGAGGCCGAAGCTCGTGATCGCCAGGGACACGATCTCGAAGTACTTCTCCGTGTTGTTGATCATCAGCTCGGTCGGGGCGATCTCGATGTACTGGGTGTTCGTGACATAGATGCGGAAGTTGGAGATCGCCAGGATCGGCCAGTGGAAGAGGTACTCGCGACGCTGGCCGATGTCGAGGGAGTTGACCGGGTAGCGCCAGGTGTGGGTCTCGTTCGTGATCGTGCCGCCCCGGAAGTCGTGCATCTGCGGGATCCGGGGGACATTGCAGTAGGCGTTGACGACGGCCGTCGCCTGGTTGATCAGGGACAGCAGCTCGGAGTCGTCGAGCTCGGAGGTGTCGATGCCGAGGCCCATCTCTCGGAACCGCGCTGGAGTCAGGTACATCGCACCCTCCGGGCGTGCGAGAGGGCCGCCCCGAAGGACGACCCTCTCACGCTGTGGCCTAGATCTGAACCCGGATCTTGTTGGACCAGGGCAGGACCTTCACCGCGAGCCCGTTCATCATGAAGACGATGTACAGGTGGGTGAGCTGGCCGCTGATGCCGATGGGGATCTCGAGGACCGTGGGGCCCGGGCTCCCGAGGTAGGGAAGCGTGATGCTGCCCTCGTCGAGGAGGTACAGGTCGCGGTACTCGGTCGCACCGATGTGGTACGAGGCGATGGAGTCGCCCGGCACCGTCGCGAACGGGATCTGGCCGGCGTAGGTGTTGACCGTCTGGGCCGTGACACCGACGCCGATGTTCACATAGTTCGGGCCGACCAGCCGGACATTGGTGTCCTGCTGCTCGTCGAAGGTGATCTTCTCCTGCGGATGGCCCCAGATGATGCTGGCGTTGCCGCCGGCCTGGGTGATGAACAGGAGGGCCTTGTCAACCTGGTTGCGGAACGCGCCCGTCGCGTAGGTGGAGGTCGTTGCGGACACGAAGGTGGACGGGTCGAAGCTGTGCGCGTTCGTGGTCAGGAGCTGGCGAAGACCGGTGAAGGCGTTCGCGTCGTACAGGCCGAACTCGTCGTCCGCCGTGCCGGAAGCGACCGCAGCGTTGCCGCCGAAGATCTGCTTCTGCATCTTGTGGGACATGGCGCGAAGACCGCCCTGAAGCTCGATGGCCTCGGGGTTGTAGTTCATGCCACCAGCCATGACCGCGAACTGCGACTTCAGGCTGATGCCCCGGCGGGTGGCGAGGATGCCGACATTCGTGGTCTTCCGCTCGTAGGTGCTGGTGTCGTCGGACACCGTACCGAGCTCGGCCATGAACTTGGCATCGCCGTATGCCGTGATCTGGTTCCAGGCGTGGACCAGGCCGTTGGCCGGCTCCTTGGGGAAGCGGTCATAGGCCGGGAACTGCCGGACGAAGACCTCGTAGAGCATCGGCTCGAGGTCCTGGCGGATCAGGGCAGCAGCCCCGCCCGTGTCCAGGGCCTTGGCGACATCCGGCGAGAGCTGGCCGCTCAACTGGTTGAACGCGTTCTGGGCCGAGAAGCCCGCCGTGTTCAGCCAGAGATCGAGCGGAATGCCCGTGTCCTTCGCAGCAGCCTGGCGAGTGATGAGCTCGAGGATGCTGTTGGTGGACTTGGTGTGGAGGGTCTCGGAGAGCTCCATGCGCTCGTCCGGGGTGATGTAGCGGCGGGTGGCGGGAGCGGGAGTGCCCTGATCTTCGACGCCGACCACGGGGGTCGTCGCGACATTGGGGGCCTCGTTCATCTTCAGGAGCGTCTGACCGATCTGCTCCTGAGTCTCGAGGACACCCTTCAGGAGGGCCTCCAGCTCTGGCGACATTGCCATGCTGGTCAACCTTTCTTGAGGAGGGTGAGGAAGTCATCGCCGTAGACCGACTTCAGGCTCTCGAACTGCTCGGTAGCCTGGCGGACTGTGGCGCGACGACCAACGGGGGTTGCGGACAGGCGGGCCAGGATCTCGGCCGTGTTCGCGAGGACCTTCTCGGTCATCGCCACAGCCGCGTCCCGCTCCGAGACCGCCTCCGCCATCGCCGCCTTCGTCTCGATCAGCTCGCGGGTGACCGACTGAAGGTAGGCGCTGGAGGAGAGCAGGATCTTCGAGACGGTGGGCTCCATGTCCTGGAGCTCCGACTCGACGCTCTCGACCTCGGGCTCGCCGGAAAGGCCGATGGCCGCCCATGGGTTCAGGGGCAGGCTCTCGTCCTCGTCCGTTTCCTCGTTCTCAGGGGCGCTCGCGAGAGCTTCCTGCGAGGGCTCACCAGCCGGGGCCTTTCCGCCCCGGTTGCCGGTGTCAACGGTGATGTTCGCGAACGGGGTCTCGACGGAGACCGTGGCATCCGCGATGTCGGGGGTCAGCGTGAATGTTCCTTCGGCGCTGTTGGTTGTGACGGTGGTGGAGTCGAGGCGGGCCGTGATGGCCTCCTCGGTCATCTCCTCGGCCGGCTCCTCGGTGGGAGTCTCATCAGCCGGGAGATCGGCCTGGTCCTCGCGGACCTCCTCGATCATCTCGTCGAGACTCTCGTCCTTGGTGATGCCCCCGTTGAGGGACTTCACGGCGTACTCGACCCATGACCGGGGGTTCGCCGGCACGCCGACCAGGGAGGTCTCGAGGAGATCGACATGGTTGATCTCATACGAGCCTGTCTTCCGGTCGCGGACGGCGCCGTTCTCGGGGATCATCGCGCCGATGGAGAGGCCGAGCTGGGTGCCACCGTTGATGGCCTCCCAGGCTTTCACGGCCCGCTCATTGCTCTGGTTCACGATGATGTCGAGGGCCAGGTCGTGGATGCTGGAGTCCTGGGGATGGGAGCGGATGATGGCCCGCTCGACCGATCCCGCGACATCCTCGGGCACCCGGTACTCGTGGTTGAGGAAGATCGTCAGGTTGTTGTTGGCGGCGTTCTCCATATCGGAGAGCGCCGACGGGTTCATCGTGTCGCCATGGCGGTCCTTGACCGTCGAGCTGGCGATGCCGTGAAGCCTCATCTTGCCATCGGGGCCCA